ATGCTCTCTACAAAGCCAAGGAACATTTCATCTGAAAATGCTGTCAGCATCTCACCCTTAGAGGTGAAAGCCATCAGCTTTTGCAGTTCCTTCATCCTGACCTTGTCTCCGCCAACGAAACTCACCAAATTCTCTTTTTCCGCCCGTAGCTGTTGCTCCTCCGCTATAAGGGCATTGTTTTCTCTGTTGAAAACGGCAGGCTCCAAGACCCCAGTTGCCATAAGATTGGTAAGAATCTGCTTTCTGTCGGCGTTTGCTTCGATGCGGATTTCCAATTCCTGAATCCGCATAAGTCTGTCCTTATCATCCATCCCTCGCAAGGTACGAAGGAGCGGTTTCAAAATCGTGTTGTGACCATAGACCAATTTGTTCATCATAGTCAAGAATGCAAGTTTAATGCCCTCATCGGAAATATAGAGCATGGAACAATCCGCCTTGCTTTCCAAGTGCGTTGAACAAGTCCACGCCACATAATTTCCGCTCGGCTTGTAATGTTGCCTACGCTTAAAGGTGCCACCGCACTCACCGCATTTAATAATGCCGGAGAAACAATATCTGTTTTGATATCGGTAGGTGTCTGTGCCGTTTCCTTTTTCCATTGCCCTTTGGTCGAGAACCGCACGGACTTTGTCAAAATCCTCATGGCTGATAATCGGCTCATGGTGGTTTTCGCAAAGGAACTGGTCTCTCTCTCCGTAGTTTCGATGGCGGTTGAAACTGCTGTCACTATAGGTTTTCTGAAAAATCACATCACCTGTATATTTTTCGTTGGTCAGAATACCGTTTACTGACCCGGCGCCCCATTTTCCGTTTTTCTTGGTGCGAATCCCTCTTTCATTCAGTTCCTTTGCAATTGTGTGGGTACTCTTACCGGAAAGGCAGGCTGCGTAGATTTCTTTTACGATTTCTGCCTGCTCCGGTATGACTTTCATCTCTCCATCCACATTTTCATAACCGTAAGGGGGATAGGCGATAATGAAGGTGCCGTTTTCAAAGCGTTTTCTGATACTCCATTTTTCATTTTCAGAAATGGAAACCGACTCGCTTTCTGCCAGACTGCTCAAAATGGAAAGCATCAGTTCGCTCTCCATCGAACCCGTGTTAATATTCTCTTTTTCAAAGAAAATGGAAATGCCCAGGTCGGTCAGACTTCGTACCATCTCCAGGCAGTCCGTTGTATTACGGGCAAAACGGCTTATGGACTTGGTTATGATAAACTCAATCTTTCCATCCTCGCAGTCTGCAATCATGGAAAGAAGTCCGGCACGGATATCCTTCTTCGTGCCTGTGATACCTTCGTCATAATACAGACCCACATACTCCCATTCATCATTGGAACGGATGTAGTTTTCGTAATGGGTCTTTTGTGCATCCAGGCTGATAAGCTGCTCATCACTTGCCGTAGATACACGGCAGTAGGCAGCCACCTTTAATTTTTTCTTTTGAACCGGGGTTTCGTTTGCCCCGATTTTTGTTATCCTTTTCATCAACTCACCTCGCTTTTTGGGTAGTGACATATTCCCGTACTATTGCGGAAATATCAAGTCATTTAGCCCATAATCTCAGACAAAAACGGGGAGAAAGTTTTCCGATTCAGCGCCGATATTTTGTTGAATTCATCCACAGAAATCATGCCGAACATGAACATGGTTTCAAGCGTCTGCTGTGCCCTGTAATAGTCAAATTCACGCTTCAGTTCCTCCTGGGTGATTTCGTGCGCCACGGCATTTGGTATCTTAAAATTTTCAATCTGTCTTACTTCCATATCGATTCCTCCAGTCCGGGGAACTGTAGAAATGTTCCCCTCTGCCTATAAGCGAAAAGACAGGATAAATCGAACCCCCAAATGGGCAAAAAAATAATGCCCTCCAAGGAAAAATCCTCAAAGGGCATCGTTTTAGTTTGGAATCTTGAGTTTCCAACCGCTGTAAATCACATTGGAAGTCAGTCCGTTCAGTTTCTTGATTTCGGTGTATCTGCTGCCTTTGCCGAGATACTGCACGGCAATATCCCAAAGGGTATCACCCTTGACCACCGTGTGAACACGATAATCCGGCTCGGCTGTGCTGTCCGTAGGATAGATGGCAGTGCCGTCATTGGCAAAAACAAAAGTGCCGGGATTCTTATCTGCCGTAGCCTTCGCATTGGAAAGGATGCGGTATGCACCCACCTGGGACTTGCTGTCCTTCCAATCCTTACGCACACGGTAATACCCCGTGGTCAGCTTTTCAGGATAAGTCACCGTAGGCTCTGCAGGAGTTTCGTCCTTCTCCTCATCGGCTGTCGCCAAGAGCGCCTTTACCTCTGCACGGAAGGTGTCCATGCTCTTGCCGTGCTTCGGGAACCAGTGCATCACATCACCGTGGTTGGATGCGACACCCTGCTTGTAACCCTCGGAGTGGCAGATGATATTCTGCTCAGTCAGACCGTACTCCTTGCAGAGGTAGGCACAAAGTTCAACGGCCTCACGGTACACCTTCTTGAAGTAGGCATAATCCGTAAGACCGTCCTCGCAGATTTCAAATCCGATATGGGTGTTGTTTGCGCTGCCTCCGGCGTGCCATCCACGATGATTCCAAGGGAGTGTTTGGTATGTGGCAATTGTGCCGTCAGCCAACTTGCCGATAAAGGCATGAACGCAGACCTCTCTGCCGCCGGGATGGTAAGTGTTCCAATGGTTGCCGTACTGGTTTTTGCCGAGCAAACCATCATCAGGACCCACATAACGCTTGAGGTTAGGGTTATTGGCACCCGTGGAATGAACCATGATGCCCTTAACCGTGATTTTCCTTCCTGCCTTATAGCAGGCATTTTCCGTTAAAATAAGTTTGTGTAAATTCATGTTACTTGCCCTCACTTTCCTTATTGTCGCGGTCATGGAGCTGCTCCAAGATTTCCTTCATCTTCTCCGGAATCGGCAAACCAAGGTGGGATGCGTTTTCCAAAAGGCTGACACCTTCATTAGAGATGTAGAAGAAAATAACCGCCGTTCTCAGCACACTGCCGTCACCGATGACATTGATATCTAAAACGTGCGCTAAACCGACCATCGCAAAAATCAACACTTTTCGACAAATGCCCTTAAACCCGACCGAACTGGAAAGGTTCTTGTCCACCACAGCGCACATGACTCCCGTGATGTAATCCACAACCACGAAAACAATCATTGCATAAAGCAGACCGTCAAACCCACCGAGAAACCAGCCGAGCCAACCACCGATGGCGGCAAAGATGATTTGAATGGTGTTCCATAAATCCTTCATAGTAAAATCCTCGCTTTCTAAATTTTTTGTATGCAAAAGGGGCACCCACCACATGGCAGATACCCCTTAAAGCCGTTATTCAGTTTGTTTGGGCAGCCACTCCCAGACTCGCATATCTTCCTGCCCAAGGGACCACATACACATCCCTCTCAGTTTCCATCGGTATGCCGCCTGGTTTGCCCAATAGATCAGGCTGTCCACGTCCTGGTAATACAGAATGGAAAAGCCGTCTGCATCTCCGAGGAACAGCCTTGAAATCCATATATTGATATCCCTCGGTATGATTTTTACTGTGTAATCATTCCCGCACTCAAGTGGCATGATGTGAGAATGATAAAACTCATAGTCCAAGGAGATACTTTCATCCCTTGTGGACGATTCATCCACATCGGAAGTCAGCGTGAACACCTGGAACTCCTCATCCCATGTGCAGTTGCTACGCTCAATCCTGCCAAAGGAAGTCTCTGTTCCGTCCGGCATCACCACATCAAACCTCTCATACGGCTCGTATGTCCAGGCATCTCCTAAACGGAGCAGTTGGCAATTCACCTGTCTGTCCGAGCGGATGCCTGCGTAACCACTGACATTGCTGACCGTTGCTGTAAAACGCAAGGTGTTGGATGCGGAGGAATAAACTCGCACCTTATTTCCACGCTTACGCATCTCAATGGTATAAACATTGGGATTTGTGCGAAGGTCAGCCTTTGCGGTTTTGGAGAAATTCGTAGCATAGCTACCTTTGAGCGTTGACCCCTCATACAGTTCGATGCACTGGCTGTCATAATTGAAACAGCAAAACAGCGAACCGAGGAACACACCCGCTTTGCCGCCACCGTTTTCCGGGAAGATAATCTGCGCCCTTAAATGGATATCGGAAAAACCGTTGTAATTCCATGCAAGCTGACCGTACCCCTCAAGCTGTGAATAAGGTCTGCTTGTATCGCCGTAAGGCAAATCCTTCTGCCACACATCCCACTCACCGGAGAGAACCATCCAGTAACTTTCCGGAATTTTCTGCTCATCACGGAAATCCTCATACCAAACCAATGCCGAGTCCGGCTTTCTGCGTAGCATTTCGAGAGTCAACTTGAACCCTGTGGCGGGGCCTACCATATTGCCGTTGACATCTTTGAACTTTCGTGGAGCAAGGGTGTATTCCGCTTGCCCTGCGGTCGGCTCTTCAGAAAAGTCCGTACAGACACGGAACCCATAGAACTGGACACCGTTCACACCAACTGAAATGGTCAGCGTATGCTCTCCGGCAGAGAGATTCACACCCTTGGCAAGAGTCGCCCAGAAGGTAGTCCTCCAATACGGCCACCAAAGCCTGTCCTCGGAAAAGTGAACCGTGCTGCCGTCCAACGATGCGTAAATGCTGTTTTTATCCCAAAACGGATAGCACAGGCGAATGGCAACATCGTAGGTGCCGTCTTCATCAATAGTAAAGTTGTAGGTGGCAGTACCTTCATCGCCCAGCGTGACCAATGTTTCAGATACAGAAACCACACCGCCGTAACTGTCCGGCTCGGCATTGTGGTCGATGATAATATCTCCAAACTCGGTCTTTTGCTGTTTGGCATAGGCGGTCAGATATCGTCTGCGGTTGTAGGTTTCCGACATCTGCGGATATTCTTTGGAAATGGCATCTCTGCCTTCCATATAGTCATACACATGAGGCAATGCCCACGGTCCCATATCGTAGTCATCCCAATAGGAAACAATGGGGATGAACGGCTGCGGAGGTGCATCGTCCGTAAAGTTATACAGACCCTGCATCCAATATTTCGCAGCATAGTAGGTGTGGGATGTACCTCGATAGTATTTTCCGAGGTTCTCCGGGGTATCGTAAATCTGCCAGTTCCATCCGTAAGCAGGCATACCGAGGAATACCTTGTCCGGGTTCATTACACGGGTGGCATAATCGTAAACACCCTCAAGCCAACTGCGAGGTGAAACAGGACCGGGAGCAGAACCCGCCCAAGCCATACCGTAGGTCATAATGGATGCGGTATCGCAGTATCGGTCAAGGTCACCATACACGCACCAGTTCTCACCACCAACCGAGCCGTTGACGGAAGTCATACCCGGCAGGCAGATGTTCATTTCCTTGGTGGAGTCATAGGCTTTGACTGTTTCGTAGATGTGTTTGAACATGGCCGTAGATGCGGCGTGTGTGGAATAATCGTCACCTTTCTCAAGGTCGATATCCACACCGTTGCACCAGGGGTATTTCTCCATAATACGGATAAGTTCCGAGCAGAAGGTGTCCTGTGCGCCGTCCGTGTTATCTCGCAGAGCCTTAAAAATAGAATTGCCGCCATCGTTGGCAACCGTTAAGAGCCATCGGATGTGCGGCCATTTTTCAATATAGGTCATCATACTGCTGATACTGACACCGCTTTCGGTGATAACACCCGTCTTACCGACCTTAAAGGAGAATAGACCGATAGTGTCGATACGGTCACCGTAATCACGCAGAGCCTCATACATACGGGCATTACCCATAAACGTCCACACCATAATGCGTTTACCTTTTAATTTATCCCTCAAATCGACACACCTCCATCCGTCATCTGCTGCAATTCAAAAAGCACCCTGGCAGACTTGCCGTCCTCCAAGGTGACCATATGCTTGGAATCCCAAGCGGCACTGTATTGATAAAAACCCTCTTTCGGCTCAGTTACACCGTTCTTGGTGCATTCTCTGACAGAAGCCAAAAGTGCAAGGTCATCCTCGGCGGCGAGGGCATTTGGAAAAACAACTCTCTGACCACCGACGCCCTGGGCAAGCTGCACCGAGCCTGCCGCCATATCGGATTTCGGATAAATATGGACATCTAAACCACCGGAAGTGTTACCGACATTACAGATAATGACCGTTTCCTTGGAACGAATCACGCCGTTGAACCACACCTTGGAATCTTCCGTGAGTCTGCTCTCTGTATGTGGCACATAGCCTGTCAGCGCCGGTCCCTCTTGCAACATAAGGTCGGTAAACCAAATCGTGCCGGAGCAGTTGGTAAGGGTAGGTTTTACCGTTACACTCACAACACGCATATCCTGTTTCTTGTTTACGACCTCTGCCAGTCGGATAAAAACGAGATTAGCCATCAAGCACCCATTTCATCTCACAAGGATGACCTACCCATCCCGTGGCTACAGAACCCGGCTGCAGCAAGAGGTCTGTGATATATAAAGTGCCTGTGCAATCGGTTATGCACACTCGTACTGTAATGGATTTGACCTTGGAGGAATATCCGCTTGGAGTAATCTTTTCTTGTGTTTTAGAAAAATAAGCCATAGACACCTCCATCAGTACAAATCAATAAATCTTGTTTCCGTGCTGCCGTCCTCATATTCAATGACCACCTCAATACCAACCTGAGAATCATCACTGAGTTTTTCCAAATCTTCCGAAGCAATCTGCGCCGACAGTGTATAACTGCTGCGGTTGGACGGGTACACGGTCTGGGCAAGGCTTAAGGTCATGCCCTCGACACCCACAGCCTTAAAGGACGCCGTTCCGGATGCACCGTTTTCTCCGTCTGCCTCAAAACCGGAACTGACCCAATAGGCAAGACCGTCATCGGCACGGGAGTTTCGCAGATGATTGAACGGCACAAGTTCTCGGATGTCGTTGTTGGATACCATACCTGTACCTTCCAGGGCATCGGCAATGGTATCAATGGAACTGACCGAACTGCCGAGGTTCTTCAGCGTGGTGGAAAGTTCAAGCACCGTGTTCCAAGGCTCCTGCAAGTTATACTCACGGCGCACGATACGGGTGGTAACGGAAAGTCCCAAATCCTTATCTTCCACACGGACATAATCGCCGAGGTTCCACGCTTCATGCTCATATCCTGTCAACACGGACAAGTCCATCGCATTCAGCACATAGGAAACGGAAGGCTTACAGTATTCCGCAAGGCGCATGGCCGTGTATTCCTTCATCTGATATGGATTGGTAAAGGAAGAACAATCCAGGGTGGTAATACGCACTTCCTTGGAATACGTGAAATCCTCAAGGTAAGGCTTGCCGCCGTTGATGTCGGCAAAGGTCATGCCGTTAGCACCAACCGCATAAAGCCTTGTTACAAGGGAGCGGGTATCCACCACACGCTCGATGCTTTTCATGTTCTTTTTGTACGCAAACAAGGCGCCGCTGTCTTTTCCGTTTACTGTGAGCAGATGCACCAGTCGGTTCGGGCAGTCAAAAACAAGGTCGCCTCCGTGGAGGTTGGCAACGCTGCGTAAGATAGACAGAGCGTTCTTTTCTGTGGAAGTCCATGTTCGCTTGGTGGTAACATTGACCGTTCCCACGCTCCACTCGGTATCTGCAAGGGCATACGCCATCGCAACATCCGCAGTTTCCGCATCAAACTTCTTTTCTTCCTTACGGACAGAAAAGGTCAAATCGTAAAACTCCGCCTCGGCATATATCTGCGTGACCGTGTTCCCGGTGCTGTCCTTTACATCGGTAATGGTACGCACCTTATACACATCATCTACGATCTGGATTTTCTTTTCGTTTTCCAGATACTTTCGTTTACTGTCACGGAACGGAATGGAAAAAGTCAGAGTGTCCTCTCCGTTGATTTCTCCCGTAACAATGATATCGTAGGCATTCTCTAAAATGGCCTCCCACGCACCGTTATCATCAAGCACCATAGGACGGGCATAGCCAATTTTCTCATAAGGTGCTTTCGGAATATCATAAAGGCGGATATCGATGAGTTTCGGTGTTTTGGAAGTATCCGTAGTAGTCAGTGTGACCTTAAAGCGGATATAGTTTCGGTTTGGAGATTGCAGCTTGCCGTCCGTTCCCACAGCAACCCAATCACTCCAATCCACAAGGTCATCGCTTGTGGAGGTTTCCACTGATGCGATTGCCGTTGTGCCTGCGATGTATTCACTTGTATAGGAAACCCTGCCCGTACCGGAAAGGTTACACTCTATCGCCTTGGTATAAAGCACACCGCTTTCAGGGTAAACACCGTCCGTTGCTTTCAAGGTCACACCGCTTGCATCGGTCAGAGCATCCACATCAGAAGAACTGTCTGCACCGTTACAGAGAACGGTGGCATTGAAATACTCCACCAGATCATCTGCGGTAAGCGGAGAATCACAATCCAGAAACCAATCGTCAAAACCGCCTGCGTAGTAATAAGAGCCGGCGTGCATACCCATAACAAGGTCAGCCGTGCAGGAACGGTTCAATTCTCCGCCGATTGCCAAAACTTCGGATTTCCATACCGTACCGGAGGAACGGTCACCAACAACATAAGTAAACTTCCTGTTGTTCGGCTCAATAACTCCGGCAAGGAAATACCAACCGCCGTTGACTAACCGAAAGGATGGTGTCACGGTCTTATCCAAAATAAGGCTGCCGGAAGAATTGTAAAGCATAATTCTCGGCTTACCGGAATACAGCGACAAATAGAAAATAGGCTGTCCGGGGCCATAACGGGTATTGAAAATTGGGCAGAAGGTGTTACCGACAGAGTAAGTGGTAGGGTTCATCCAACCGCCCACGATGATACGCTCACCGAGGTTTGCAAAAATACTGCCGTCATTGGTCACCTGCAGGTGGGTTTTCTCCGTGGTCGGATTATTGATGTTAAAACGAATCTGTCTGCCTTTTGGACTGTTACTTAAGTTTGCCGTTGTGCCACTCCAATTGACAACAGTAAAGTTTCTGCCATTACCGGAAGAATCGGCGAGAGCCGTATCCTCATCCGGTGCAGACTCATTGAAACGCCACAGACCGGAGGCAGCATACTCCGCAGGAAATTCTCCTGTAAAATCTGTCTGCTTGTTCAGTATCATTTTCAGAGCCATGCCATCACCTCCATCTGCTTTTAGCCTGTATCTGTAGTTCTGTCAGCGTGGCGTTGCTCACTTCCACGGTGACCGTGTTATCTCCGACAGCAAGAGTCGGAAAGTTCAGTTCCTGTAAATACGGCAGACCGTTTCGAAGTGTCTCGCCGTTTTCGTCTACCACATAAGCGGTCATTTTATCCGTATCCACAACAAGAATTTCTCCCTCTGACAGCGTTGCGTTTACGATTTTCAGTTCCGTGCCGTTTGTGGTAATGCTGATATAGTTGCTTGCCCCGGCGGTCACCACACCGCTGATACGATAAATTGGCAATGACTCGATATTGCCGATTGCACGGGTCACGGTGTGAGAACCTTCCTCTGTGATGGAGAAAGTTTCATCGGTAATGGCATAACCGAAAGGGTCTGGGCAGAAAAACTTCAAATCAAAAGAGCCTGCCGAGCGGATAAGCCTTTCACAGTCCACCGCATCGTTCAGTCTTGCCATGAAGTATCTGTCCGGCACATCATCAAAAACAAGCTGGCGTAATCCCTGCACGGGGTCAAGCCATGCTGCGATATCGTCCAAGGCAGATACCAATGCCGTAAAATTCGCCTTGGGATAAATGTTGCAGTGAACATTGATTTCACGGTAATCGAAGTCTGCACCGAAATCTGCCACACCGTATTTACCCGGCACGGTGGTGGTAAAATTACGCATCTTACCACACACCTGCCAGGAAGTCAGGCGGGCTTTGATGCCCATGCTGCCCGACGTAATGTCATTGAAAATAAAACCCATAGGTCAAAACCCTCCTTTATGCCGTAGTGAAGTGTCCCTGTGCACGGGAGCCACTTTGAATCAAGTTGTAAAGTTCCTGGGAAATCTTGCGGATATCCTCTTCGCTTCGGACAATCATCTGCTGAATGGTAATCAGCGCACCACTACCCAATCCTGCACCGGATATCGTGTCATTGCGGTTTACTGTTCCATTCACGCTAAAGTCCGTAGGCAGTGCCGTGGTCATTTCATCTGCAAGACCGTGCATAACATCGTTGATGTCCTTGCTCATGCCTTCAGCGGCAGCAACTGCATCTTTACCATTGGTATTGATTGCACCTGCCAAGCCTTCCACAAGCATTTCACCGACCCATCCCATTTCCTTGGACGGGGATGCAATGCCGAAGAAGTCACAAATACCATCCCAAATGGAAGAAATCCAACCGGACACCTTGTTCCAAAGCCAGGATGCAAGGGACTGGATACCTTGCCACAAACCACGGACAAGGTTTGCACCCACACTTGCAAGCTGAGATACACCCTTGCCAAAGGCAGAAACCAAGCCGGACAGAATCTGCGGCACGGCTTTTACGATTTCCACGATGATGGTCGGCAGGTTCTTTATTAAGGAAATAAAGAGTGTCACACCTGCCTGTACGATTTGCGGAATGCTGTTAATCAGGGCATTGACCACAGAACCGATGATTTCCGGGATTGCCGAAACAATGGTTGTGATGATTTCCGGTAGTGCCTGGATAAGTGCTACCAAAAGGTCAATGCCTGCTTGGATAATCTGTGGGATAGACCCAAGCACCGCGGTGATGATACCCTCAATAATCTGTGGGATTGCCTCCACGATTGCCACAATGATTTCCGGCAACGCAGATACCAACGAGGTCAAAAGCTGAATGCCTGCATCGATAATCTGCGGAATCGCACCGATGACAAATTCCACGATGGCAAGAATGATGGAAGGCAAAGCCTCAATCAGCACGGGAATCGCATCAAGCAAACCCTGTGCCAATCCCATAATCAACTGCAATGCTGCATCCAAAATCATCGGCAGGCTGTCAATCAGACTCTGCACAATGGTAATGACCGCCTGTACTGCTGTGGGAATCAGCGTAGGAAGTGCCTCGCCGATTCCCTGCACCAAAGACATCACTATCTGAATGGCCGCATCAATCAGCAACGGCAGATTTTCAATCAGCGTGTTTACGATGGTCATCAGTGCATCGATTACCACGGGGATAAGTTCCGGCAGCATGGTAAGTATGGTATTCAGCACCTGCGAAAACAGGTCAACCACGGTATCCAAAAGTGTCGGAAGAAGTTCTCCCACCGTTGCAAGCAGGGCGTTCAGAGCCGTAGGCAGTGCTGCTATGATGTTTTCAATCACGGGAGTGATGTTGGTCAGCACATCCTGGAACGCATCCACCACATTGTTGCAGAGCATTTCAATGTCTGCATCAGCATTACCGAAACCTACGATAAGGTTATCGATGACGGCCTTCATGGAGTTCAAAGAACCCTCAATGGTGTGTTCCGCCTCTGCTGCCGTTGCACCCGCCACACCCATGCTCTCTTGAATCACATGGATGGCAGAAACCACATCTGCATAAGAACTGATGTCATACTCAATGCCGGAAATCGCCTGTGCATCGGCAAGCAGACGCTCCATTTCGGTCTTGGTGCCGCCGTAGCCGAGTTTCAAGTTGTCCAGCATCGTATAGTTCTGCTTGGCAAATCCCTGGTATGCGTTCTGGATAAGTCCGATATCCGTACCCATCTTATTGGCATTATCCGCCATATCGGTAATGGCCATATCCGCATACTTTACTGCTGCCTCGGTATCTCCTCCAAGGGAAGAAATAAGGGAGGCAGAAAACGATGTGACCGTGGACATATAGTCGTTTGCCGACATACCCGCCGTCTTATAGGCGTTGTTTGCATATTCCTGCAAAGAGGCAGAGGAATCCTTGAACAGCGTATCGACACCACCGACCAACTGCTCATATTCTGCGTAGGATTCAACCACTGCTTTTCCAAGAGAGACTGCGGCGGCAGCGGCAGCCGTAACCACCGCTCCCATTGCCACACCGACACCCTTCAGCACTCCACCTAATTTGTCAAATTTATCTTTGTTTTTATCTGCGGAGTCCCCGGCATCATCCAGTTCCTCACTCATATCGTCGGCACTGTCAGCTACATCGTCCATTTCACGCTCGGCATCATCCAAGGCCGCATTGTTGCGGTCGAGTTCATGCTCCATATCGTTTAGGGCGGCGGTGGCATTGTTCAGTTGGATTTGCCATTGCTGTGTACGTCGGTCATTTTCTCCGAAAGACTCGGAGGCATTGGCAAGAGCAGAACGAAGGGTTTCGATTTTCTGTTTCTGTGCCTCGATTTCCTTATTCAGCACTTGGTTTCTTGCCGTTAATGCTTCTACGGAATTATCGTTTTTGTCGAACTGGGACTGGACAACTTTCATTTCAGAACCAAGAACCTTGAAGGACTGATTGATTTCGGACAGTGCCTTCTTGAATTCTTTTTCGCCCTCAAGACCGATTTTTAAGCCAAAATCATCTGCCACTTAAACCACCTCCTTCATCAGATTCCGGCAGGAATAATGTCATCAATGAAATATTCCCTTACAGGCT